TTGACAATGGTTCGTGCAGTGGGTGAGAACTCCTTCCAGCCAAAGATTGGTTTCAAGACCCGTTACGGCATGGTATCCAACCCATTTGTTGACGTTGGTAACGCTGCTAACCGTGATGGTCTGGCTGCTGTTAAGACCAACCAGTACTACCGTATTTTCCGTGTCGACAACATCTTGGCATAATAATAACTATAAATGTCAATATAAATACTGGGGGAGCAAACGCTCCCCCTTTTTTTGTTTGGAGTAAAAGATGGCATTAACAGCAAATAAAAACTATTTACAACCTACTGGATTTAAAGTAGTTATTAATAGAGAAGATTATCCTAATTTGGAATTTTTTGCTCAGTCAGTAAATCATCCAGACGTGACTTTGACTGGTCCTACTGTGCCATATTCCCGTATTGAAAATGTAAACTTTCCGGGTGATGCATTAGGATATTCAGAACTTGGTATTCAATTTATCCTTGATGAAGACATTGACTCTTATACAGAATTGTATAATTGGATGGTCGGTATTGTAAACAATGATTTTGTTTCACAGCAAGCAAGAAGCCAAAGAGTAAATCCTAAGTCCCCTACACAGGCAGATATTACAGTTTCTATTCTTTCAAGTCATAACAATACAAATAAAAACATTGTATATAAAGGATGCAATCCTACATCTTTGAGTGGTTTACAACTTACCTCAGTAGCATCTAGTGTTGAATACCTAACATTTGATGGGTCTTTTTCATTTACAAGCTTTGACATTAGAGGTTAATCTGCTATAATAAGTAGTTCATAACCACGCACAGGATTATATAATGAAACTTGATTTAGAAAGCATCTTAGAGATGTGGAAAGAAGACTGTGAGATTGAAGAATTCAAATTAGATGAATCTTCTAGAAAAACTCCTTCTCTACATGCAAAGTATCTTGAGATACGGTCTCTCACAAAACTTAGATTACAAGAAGCAGAACTTGCGCAGAAAACCCTGCTGAAGAATAAATGGGCATACTATAATGGTAAGATGGATGAAGATACCATTAGAGAGTTTGGCTGGGAATTTGACCCTTTCAACGGGTTAAAGGTAATGAAAGGTGACCTTGACTATTATTATAACGCCGATACTGATATACAAAAAAGTGAAGTCAAGATTACCTATTATAAAACTATGTTGGAAACTTTAGATGAGATTATTGGCAATCTAAAGTGGAGACATCAAACAATCAAAAATATGATTTCATGGAGAATGTTTGAAAGTGGTGGATAATGGCAGACTTAGTAATTAGACAGAAAAACTATTCCGCATTACAAATTCAATGTGATCCTTCTGTTGCAAATGAATTGAATGATTTCTTCTCGTTTGAAACACCGGGATACAAATACATGCCATCCTACAAGAACGGTAGATGGGATGGTAAAACACGTTTGTTTAATGTTCGCAATAATGAACTGCCTGTAGGTCTTTGGGAGTATCTGTCTGACTTTATTGAACCAAGAAACTATACACTTGGTGTAGAGTATGATAATCAGTATGGCGCACCTGATGCAAAACTAGCAGTCAGACCAAAAGATGTTTATGATTTTATTCAAAAACTGAACTTACCCTTTGAGGTAAGAGATTATCAGTTTGATGCTATCTGTCAGGCACTACAGTCCAGACGTTCTATCCTGCTTTCGCCTACAGGTTCTGGTAAGTCATTGATTATCTATGTTCTGATGATGTGGTATCTAGAACATTATAACAAACGTTTGCTTATTGTTGTTCCTACTACTGGTCTTGTCCAGCAGATGTTCTCTGACTTTGAAAATTATGGTCTAGAAGCAGGTGAAGTTTGTCACAGAATCTATTCTGGTATGCCTAAGCATGATATCAAACAACGTGTGTTCATTTCTACATGGCAATCAATCTATAAACTACCTAGTGCTTGGTTTGAACAGTTTGGATGCATCTTTGGTGATGAAGTGCATAACTTCAAAGCAAAATCATTATCTGGTATTATGAACAAATCTAGAGAAGCAGAGTTTCGTATTGGATTGACAGGAACATTAGATGGAACACAGTGTCACAAACTTGTGCTAGAAGGTCTATTTGGTCGTGTTCGTAAAGTAACTACAACCAGAAAACTTATGGATAATGATACACTTGCTGAACTGAAGATCAATATCCTTGCTCTGAAGTATCCTCCCGAAGTTTGCCGTGACATTATAAATACTAAAGATTACCATTATGAAATTGACTATCTTGTTAGTAATATCAAACGCAATAGACTCATTCAAAATCTAGCATTAGACCAAGAAGGTAATACCCTTGTTCTATTTCAGTATGTAGAAAAGCATGGTAAAGTTATCTATGACTTAATCAAGGATAAGGCACATGAACGGCGTAAAGTTTTCTTCGTATCAGGTGAAGTTGATGCTGAAGTCAGAGAAGAAATACGGGGCATTGTTGAACAACAGAAAAATGCTATCATTGTGGCTAGCCTTGGTACGTTCTCCACGGGTGTAAATATTCGCAATCTTCATAATATCATTTTTGCATCACCATCTAAGTCACAGGTAAAGGTATTGCAATCTATCGGTCGTGGTCTTAGAAAGTCAGAAGATGGTAGACCTACAGTGCTTTATGATTTGATGGATGATATGCATTATAGACAGAAGAAGAACTACACACTCTTACATGGTCTAGAAAGAATGAAGATATATAAGAGTGAGCAGTTTGAGTATGGAATACATGAGGTTAAATTATGAGTGAATTAGAAGATTACGGTGAAAAATTTGAGGATGATCGTCCAAGGGTATTCAAACTGATTACTGGTGAAGAGATTGTCACAACTGTTATTCGCACAGATGATAGTTATTTCATTATTGAGGTGCCTTTAGAGATTAGATATAATTCTGTTAAACAATCCTTGTTCCTGACCAAATGGATGTTTGGTGCTGATTATTCTAAGGTAATGACTTTAGCAGGTGCTTCTATTGTTTCTGTTTCTACACCAGAAGATATTGTATCAGAAAACTATGCTGAATACCGAAGACAACTTATTGAAGGTATTATAGATAAAGAAGAAGATGAGTCTAAAGAAGAATATGCTCAGGTAAATATCGAGTCTGATGAAGATACTCCGACTCTACATTAAGGTATATTCCCCGGGCCCCGTAAAGTAAACTTATTATATACTAACTTTTTTAATCTGTCAAGCAAAAAAATAACTTGACAGATATATCATTTTTTAGTATACTATTCTTTATATTTTGACAACCAAAGGTATTTTTATGGCACGCAAAAAGTCAGAGAACTACATTAATAATAAAGAATTCTCCAAATCTATTTTCAAGTATGTAGAAGAATGTAATAAATGTGAAAGAAAGGGTGAGACTTTACCTGTAGTTCCTAACTATATTGCACAGGGTTTTCAGCAGATTGCCGAAGGGCTATCACACAGACCTAACTTCATTTCATATTCATATAGAGACGAAATGGTAATGGATGCTATTGAAAACTGTTTGAAAGCAATTCGCAATTATAATATTGATGCTGCTACACGCACAGGTAATCCTAATGCCTTTGCATACTTCACACAGATTTCTTACTGGGCATTCCTGCGTCGTATTGCCAAAGAAAAGAAACAGCAGGATATCAAAGACTCTTATTTTGAAAATACATTTGCTGCTGATCTGATTGAGGGGTCATCTAACCAAGATGCGGCTACAATGCATATTACTCATGCTGCTATTGAGACTGCTAAGATGCGAATGAATGAAAATAAAGAGTTGACAGATGACGAATATATTGATATACTTGAATCTACATTACCAAAAAAACGTATTCGTAAAACTAATGACTCTGACTTGACGGATTTTGTATAATATGAAGATTGCCTTACTTTCCGATACCCATTGTGGCATTCGCAACTCTGGTGATATCTTCCTTGATAATGCTGCTAAGTTTTATGATGAAGTGTTCTTTCCTTATATGAAAGAGCATAACATCAAACAGATTGTTCATTTAGGTGACTATTATGACAATCGCAAAGCAATCAATATCAAGGCACTTAATCACAATCGTAAGCACTTCCTAGAGCCTATGCGAGAACTTGGTATGCGCATGGATATCATTCCCGGAAATCATGACGTGTTCTACAAAGATGTAAATACGCCTAACTCATTGAAAGAACTACTAGGTTTCTTTATTAATGAAGTTGCTATCATTGAAAAACCTACAGTGCTGTCATACGATACACTGAAAATGGCACTTGTTCCTTGGATAAATAAGAGTAACTATGAAGAAACTATGGATTTCATCCGTAACTGTAAGGCGGATATTTTAGGTGGTCACCTTGAACTAAGTGGGTTTGATATGATGCGTGGCCTTAAAAATGAACACGGGATGGACCCTTCCCCATTTAAAAGGTTTGATATGGTTTTTTCTGGTCACTACCATACAAAATCTAGTATTGATAATATTCATTATCTTGGCACTCAACTAGAGTTCTTCTGGTCTGATGCTAACGATAAGAAACACTTTCATGTTTTAGATACAGAAACCCGTGAGCTATCAGCAATTCACAACCCACATACTCTCTTCAAAAAAATTGTTTACAACGATGAAAAATACGAGTATAATAGTGTTCAGAATTTGAAAGATAAGTTTGTAAAAGTGGTTGTGGTAAAGAAGACTAATCCTAAGATGTTTGAAGACTTCATTGACATGATTCAAGACCAAGACATTCATGAACTAAAGATTGCTGAGAACTTTGATGATGTTTTGTCTGATGTTGATGATGCTAAGATTTCACTAGAAGACACCACTACACTGCTAGATAGTTATGTAGATGCGATTAGAACCGATCTAAGTAAAGATAGATTGAAAACTGATATGCGCAATCTCTACAATCAAGCACAAGCATTGGAGTTGGTATGAAGAGATATTCACTCAAAGAATTTATTGAGGTAGTTGAAAGAGCAGACATTATCTACGGACTAGTAACACTTAATGCAGCAGATAGAGTTACTGCTCGTATTAAAAAGAAGACTCTTTTAGCAAGTCTCAAAGCAATTAAGAAACCTTCTCTCTATCAAGAAGAAATTGGATACTATGGTGATTTCCAATTTGACCATAAAGGTCGCAAGATACTAAAGGTACTATAATGACAGAAGATATTTTTGACTTTGGTTTTACCGCAGTCTCAGAAGAAGAATTAGAAGTTGTTCAAAAGACTACTGCAAGCGCAGAAGAAGCTGCTGCTACAGCAACGTCTTATGAAGACAAACTAAACAAACTCTACAATGCCATCCTCCCACTTCTCTCTAACCTCAAACTTAATCCTGAGAAGGATTATATATACTGGCCTAATCGAACAGAGAAAGTTGAACAATTTGAAGAAATGATTGCTAATATTATCAAATAACACTATGCGGGTATAGTATAATGGTATTATAGAAGCCTTCCAAGCTTATGATGTCGGTTCGATTCCGACTATCCGCTTAACTCTAACACCTTCACCGTAGGGGTAATATCCTACAAAAAGGAAACATAAAATGGACTATATTTCAATCTGGATGGTCGTAGGTTTTCTACTTGCATCCTACTCAGTAATCGCCAACGATTCTGTTCAGACGTTAGGAACATGGATCGCTTCAAATCAAAAAGTAAACAGAATGATTATGTGGGGTGCAGCGTCAGCAGTCCTACTCTTTACTATCTGGTTCGGCTGGTATACTAATGGTGGAGACATCTCCTACGGCCGACTAAATAAAATCCCCTTCCAAGAAATTCAATGGTATCATGCACTCGCTCCAGCAGTACTTCTTGTACTGACTAGATTCGGTGTGCCTGTATCTACATCATTCCTTGTCCTGTCTGCATTTGCCTCTACGTTTATCCTAGAGAAGATGCTGGTCAAGTCGATTATGGGATATGCCATTGCTGCTGTATCTGCATACGGTATCTGGTTCGTTATCAGTAAACTCTTGGATGAGTCTAATCCTGTTAAGGATGAACATAAAAAGTATTGGGTGGTTGCTCAGTGGGTAACTACAGGATTCCTCTGGTATACTTGGCTCAGTCATGACATGGCAAACATTGCGGTGTTCCTGCCACGTCAAGTCCCGATTGAAATGATGTTCGCAATCTCTGCCATCTTTGTAGCTGGTCTATACTGGATGTTCAGAGAGAATGGTGGACGTATTCAAACTGTTGTATTAGAAAAACATAATACTCGGTATGTACGTTCTGCTACTATCATTGACCTATTCTACTTCTTGATTTTGTGGTTCTTCAAGGAGTTGAACGATATTCCAATGTCTACTACTTGGGTATTCATTGGTCTCTTGACAGGTCGTGAATTGGCAATCGCAAGCTTTACTCAGAAACGTAAGTTCCGTTCAGTCTTCCCACTTGTTGGTAAGGACTTCTTTAAGATGATGATTGGACTTGCCGCTTCTGTTGGTATTGTGATTCTAATTCATTCCCTGTTACAACCGCAATAATGTTCTTAAAGGAGAAAAAAGATGAGAGCATTTAATGTAATGATTGCAATGTTCGTGAGTTTAATCGCCACGTCCGCAGCAGTCGCTGATCGTGCCAACACTATTTCTATTGTTGGTTCCTCTACTGTTTACCCATTCGCTTCTAAAGTTGCTGAAACGTTTGGGGAA